TTCTTGCTCAGTAATCTTATCTAATATATTACCATTGCCATCAGTGACAAAATTAAAAGACTTAGACCACCAATAGAATCTCTCATGCCTAAGCTTTTGATCATCTACATCGCCGATCTCTTGGTTGATCTGATCTCTATAAGTCTCACCTTGAGAGTAGTTATTACCTTGGTTTTCTTTTCTTATTCTATCTCTACTTGTGTTGTCGAAATTGCTTATAATGTAAGCCATGACCTTTTCTGGATCTTTAGGATTCGGCACTACATCAAAATGATGCGGTAGCAATACTCTAGCTTTGAGTTTTTGCTCATCAGGATATACCTGTATGGCGCATTGATCCTCATACTTATAAGCCTCGTTAGCCCTTCTAAATACTGTGTTTATATCCATAGATTCATAGATATCATCCAGACCCACTATCTCATTCTCACCAGCAAAGAATTTTCTTTCTGGCTCATGCTTGTATACACTAGCCTCTGTCTTAGATATTCTCTTTTGAAGATTGATGTTTGCAAAGATGTGCATTTCTTTAACAGTCTGAGGATCTAACCTTTGCTCTAACTCTTCTTTAACGTACTGATAAAAGTTATCTCTTTGCATATTTTGCTTCTTATAACTCTTAACCTTTCTTTGTACATTCTCATCGCCCTTTATCTCGTCAATGACTTTCTTTCTATAGCTTAAATCTAAGATTTTTTCTTCCATATTATCTTCTCACAAGTTTAGGCTTTAATGAGCCTTGTTTTAAAGTTCTATTAACAAAGTAATGTATGTAATATCCTAATGCTGTAGTAACGTGTTGAAAAGGATCAGAATCATCTTCTTGATAATTAGAACCTTTTTTAAGTTTGGTTAGCCTTAAACCTTCGTCTACTGTCTCAGCATCCTTATAAATATAAAGCCTCACGTCTCCATTATCATTTAAACACCACGCATTGACAATGTTTTGCCTTGCCCTTATAGGTGGGTTGGCATTAGGTACGTGCATTTGAACACTTAACTTTGTCTTATCTGGCTTTATGTATGTCTGTAACTTCTTTTGAATTATATCGTAGTCTGTTTTATTGCCTCTAGTATCTCTGTTTTTACCATTCCTATCACCAAATATTCTAACGATCCTTATCTTGTCGAACGTTCCAGAATCAAGCATCTCGTCAACTATTTCTTCAGTGTTAAATCCCTCAACAATAAAGTTCTTAGCTATATGAAATCTACCCTTATCAAATTGACCTATTGCACTAGACATAGGCTTACCCTCACCAATATTAAAGTCGTGCATTATATCGATAGGTAATTTTTCATTTATAACGTATTGAGTGTTCTTTAAGAATTGCTTGTCACTATCATAAGCATAGTATGGTGACTTACCTCTAATAGATAACCATTCGCCTTTAAGCATTCTCCTTGCCATTAATGGATCTAGGTCATTTCTTAAGTTCTCTATGTACCACTCAGGCAAGAAAGGGTTTTGCTCAGTAAGGGAATAGAACACCTTTTTATTTTTATGCTCAGTATCTTGAATAAAGTATTTATAAAGCCAGTGACTAGGCTCATCAGGGTTACACCTTGCCGTAATGATATTCTCTTTAATATTAGGCAATCTACCAACCCTCATTTTAATAGCTTCATATGCTTCTTTAGGGCATTCGTTAGCCTCTTCAAAGTCAGCACCAGAAAGCTCTAACGATCTAAACTTCTCATAGTCTTTCTTGTCGTATGAATCGCCTATGATCTCTGATCCATTAACAAAGGTTATTTTTAAATCAGATATATTGTAGCTTTTAATAACATGAGGTATGTCAGCCATGTGCTTTAATAGTACGTTCCATGAAGTTCTCTTGAGATCCTTTAAAGCCCTTCTTACCATCAAGTATCTAGCTCCTGGATTCTCTAAGCAATGCCTTACAATTAAATGTATATCTTCTATCGTTTTAGCCGAACCAATTGAACCACTAAAGAACAACTCTAATATACCTTTTTTGTAATCGAAGTTCTCGTAATACTCTGTAGCCTCAGCTTGCCACTTAATTAAATAAGGATCAAACTCTTGGAAAAGAGGTGTACTCATTTTTTATCTTTCTTATACACTAACTCAATTTTCTGTATAGAATCAGTTTCGTTATCGTCAAACCTATCTTGCCACTTACAAAGATTCTTTAAGCAAAATATTAACATTGTACTGTTACCGCTATACGCTTGCTCAAGAGCCTTTTGCACTAACTTAACTCTTGTTCTTGATAGCTTCCTATCTGAGTACTGTGTAAATGTTTGATTGAATCTCTTTTTAATATGATTCTTAATGGTGTTCTCGTGAACGTCTAGCATCTCAGCACATACAACCATACTCGACTTATACGCTAGTAATCCATCGAGCTTATCCCAGCTAAACGGTGCTGATTGTGGGTCGTATTCCTTTTGCTCTTTCTCAGACATTACAACCTCTCTTTTTCGCTTGATATGTTTGACCGTTAGACTCAAGAGTTGCTATTTTTGCTGTGCAATCTTGACGAGCTTTAATGTCCACCGCCCATCATATCAATTCTCGATTCTGATTTATGAGCAACTTTAACTGTATGCGAAACTTGCTTTTCACTACCTATATTTTTATTGAACCATGTACACTTTTCCACAAAAGCGTAACCTATGTTTAAATCGGTTCCACATAGCTTGCCACCAAGAAATGAACACTGATTTTCTAAGTTACTGCACTTTGAACATATTGATTTATTACTCTTCTTAAATACTTCCATCTTCTAATACCGCCTTCTTACCTGTGAACTCTTCCCACCTTTTTACTGTTATGTCTGTATATAATGGATCCAGCTCCATGCCAAAGTAATTCAGACCAAGCTTTTCACAAGCTATCATGGTTGTGCCTGTACCATTGAATGGATCCAAACAGCTTTTTTTTGCGAAATTATTAAGAAATAACTCCGGCAACTCAACTCTAAATGTAGCTTTATGCACCTTTGAATACTCCTTACCCGACATATTGTTCATTCTAAATAGATTGGATATTGTACCTCTAAACTCCTTAGAACCTATGGATCTATTTGCTTTTTTTGAAAATATGTGTACATACTCAAATTGAGAATTAAGAACATTCTTTGCCATGGCTGGTTGACCGTTTTCTTTGTCCCAAATCATTGTGTCAGCATAAACATCTTTCATATCGTAAAGATGTTCTATCAATGCTGTCTTGTTACCACTAAGAGATTGTATATTTGAAAAGACATACTCGCTATTCATTAGGCAGTTAGTTGTGAAAATATTTAAAAATTCTCTGTAAGCATCATCTGATTTGTTGTCGGTATCATTTTGGTATTTACCATTTTCTTTTGGAGTCTTACCTGCATTATAAGGTGGTGATGTGAATGTTATATCAGCCTTCGCACCAGACATAAGTTTTTCGAAATCATCAATTGATGTGCTATCACCACACATCAATCTATGCTTACCAAGTAACCAAACATCACCACGCTTAGTAATCGGATCAACAACATCTGGAACAGCATCTTCATCTGTTTGTGGTTCTAATAAATCAATCTCTGGCAGTTTAAAATCTTCTATACCTAGTAAATCAACATCATCTATTTCCAATTCTTTTAACTCTTCATAAACGCTTTGAAAGTCTAACTCAGCCCATCTGGCAATCTCATTATCTGAAACAAGATAAGAATATTCCTGAGCTTCGCTTTCAAATTCTTGATAGATAACAGGTAGTGAATTAATACCTAAATTTTTTGCAGCCTCTAACCTTCCATGACCAACTACTAGAAAGCCAGTTCTATTACTTATAATAAGTGGATTTCTAAAACCTTGATATTTAATTAACTTCTCTAATCTTTTGATCTGTTCGATCGAGTGTCTGTTTGCATTTTTAGGGTTTGGAACGATAGAATCGACATCTACGATAGAGATATCTTTACTTTGTATAATCATCTTAGCCTTTCTCCCACTGGGAATAAAGTGTGCTTAACATAAGCTATTTATCTAATTATTGTTTTTAATTTATAAGGTGTCAAATGATTGAAGAGATGCCCGATTCCGAGCATGGATCTCCTTTTAAGTTATCTACAGAATGTACAAGTTTTATTTTATTCCTGAGCGAATTTGCAAGCCCTTGTTTTCTGACCATTAGATTGTATGGGTTTTTCTCCACAAGTTCAATCTGTTGAATGCAATGCTTTATCATAAACTGCAACTCTTGAAAGTGATAAGTCTCTATGAATGATGGAAAATATACCATCGGCAAATAAACTAACTTCCCTTTTTCCATTTTATATCCGTATTTTCTGCAAGAGCTGTTGCTACACCATCGCAAATGACTTCTTCTAGATCGTGTGATAGTTGTGCATTCCCAACACCTAACCTATCCATGACACTATGAATAAACTCGTGCAACTCAGTGACAATCAACTCTTTGCCCTTTAAGTCTTTATCTACTCTTATCACTTTGGATTTATGAGAGTAGTCACCACAAACACCTTCTTTATCTGATAAGTTTTTAACTCTCTTTACTTTAACAATCATTCCAGAGACATTTAATTTCATGTGATTATTCTATATTCCAATATGCAATATAAAAACTGATCGATCTACTTATTTTAGTAAATCCCATCTTTCTAAGTAATTATTAGATATATGATCTTTTTGATAAGGATATATATTGAGAGTCTTAGTCTTTATGAATGAGAAAGGGAATATATAAAAAAGGTTTTCTGGCTGTATATAGACTATAAAGAAATCTACGTCTTCGCTGCTATATGCTTTTTTCTCGTTCCTTCCATGAGACACAATTATTTTATATCTATCACGATCTAGAGTCTTTTTAGTAGTTGTTTTTACTTGGATTTTTAACATTTTCTGATGATTATCTAGAACGAAATCATATTTTAATATAGAGCTATAGGGTTTTAATACATAAAATCCTAGCTTTTTAGCTTTTAAGAGAAATTCAATCTCTCCAATATCTCCAATATCTTTTGACACTACCATCCTTGGTTATGTCTTAATTAGATATAATTAAATGTTAAGTGTCAAAATTCATCTCTTACCTTCGCACTCTATGTGCTTAAACATTTATTTTAGGTAAATTAGTAGCGTCATGTATTGGCATAGCAATATTACAATGCCACGACCACGCAAGTTCACTATCATTTTCCATTGCTTTTTTTATGCAGTTTAATTCTTTTTCAATGTTCATTATTTCTCCACAGCCTCACTAGGCTTTGTTAATCTTACTTTTCAAAACTCTAAAAAATGCCACAACATTAATCGCAAAATAAGAGTGCTTTAATACTTTGTTTCTTAGGTATGTTTCTAGTTTTTGGTTTTTCATTTTAATCCTTTTCGATTACGGATGATTCACAACCGCTGGTTCCTATTAACGCTTTATTTGCAATTAGCCTTCTGTCTGACATATACATAGACATGCCTTTCGATAAGAAATAATCAATTTGTTTTAATGCTTCTCTCAGCTTCTCGTTTTCAGCATGTAGCTCCCAATATTGCTCACTAGATGCTTTTAAAGATTTTCTATACCAATTAAGATCATCTTCTTTGAGTTTGTCATTTCTATTCATATCAATCCTTGTTTATTACTTTTTAGTTATATGATCGTAAATTGATTTAAAAAACCAAAATAAGACAGCAACAGTGCTTATATGAATTATCATTAGTGTCA